AGATGTATTCGCTATGGAAACAGCCGATATACAAGACGCTAGAGGTAAATTTAGTAAAGATTGGACAGCTAGAATAATGGGTATAGTAATCGTAGGTGGGTTTATGGGCTATATATTTTTAGTAACTCTACAACCACCAGAACAAAATTCAGAAGCTCTTATTAACTTAGTCCTTGGTTACTTAGGAGGTTTAGCTAGTGCTGTAATCTCTTTTTACTTTGGAGCTTCGCACAAACAGGATTAAATATGAAAATATCACAAGAAGGAATATCGTTAATTAAGAAATTTGAAGGCTGCGAATATAACGCATACAAATGTGCAGCAGATGTTTTAACAATAGGTTATGGGCATACTAAGGATGTTAAAGAAGGAGACTTAGTAACTCAACAAGAAGCAGAAAATTTATTAACAAAAGATTTAGAAGAGTTTGAAGAATCTGTTATGGATGCTGTAGAAATGCCAATGAGCCAACATCAATTTGATGCTTTGGTGTCTTGGACGTTTAACCTAGGACCATCTAATTTAAAAGCATCTACTATGCTTAAAGTTTTAAACAAAGGTAACTATGAAGATGTACCTGCACAAATTAAGCGTTGGAATAAAGCAGGCGGAAAAGTTCTTGAAGGTTTAATTAGAAGAAGAGAAGCTGAAGCTTTATTGTTTGAAGGCAAGGAATGGCACGAGGTTTAATACATGACATTAAGAAAATATGTATTTAAACCAGGAATAAACAAAGAAGGTACTAATTATAGTAACGAAGGTGGCTGGTTTGATGCTGACAAAGTTAGATTTAGAAAAGGCAGACCTGAAAGAATAGGTGGCTGGGAAAAGTTAAGCACACAAAGTTTTATAGGCACTTCTAGAAAGATATTTGTGTATAGAGCATCTGGTGGTACTAACTATATAACACTTGGAACTCATCAAAAATTTTATGTTTTAGAAGGTAATGTTTTTTCTGACGTAACTCCTATAAGAGCTACAACAACCAATGGTATTGTTTTTGCTGCAACTAATGGATCAACAACCATAACAGCAACAGATAACGCACATGGGGCTGTAACAGGAGATTTTGTAACATTAGCTGGTGCTGCTAGTTTAGGCGGTGCTATTACTGCTGCTGTTTTAAATCAAGAATATCAAATTACTGGTGTAGCAAGCGTAGATACATTTACCTTTACAGCTACAGCTACAGCAAATAGTAGTGATAGTGGTAATGGCGGATCAGGTGCTGATGCTGTATATCAAATAAACTCAGGTTTAGATGTATATGTTCAATCAACTGGTTGGGGTTCTGGTACTTGGGGTGCTTCTACATGGGGTTCTGCAAGTGATCTTACTCTTACAAACCAATTAAGATTATGGTCTATAGATAATTTTGGTGATGATTTATTATTAAATCCTAGAGCTGGAGGTATTTATTACTGGGATGAATCTGTTGGTGGCAATTCAAGAGCAGTAGAAGCAACAACTTTAAGTAATGCTAGCAATGTGCCAACAGCAGTATTACAGATAATGTTATCTGATGTAGACAAGCATGTTATAGCTTTTGGTTGCAATCCTATAGGAGGAACAGCAATTGATCCTTTATTAGTAAGATTCTCAGATACAGAAAGCATAATAAACTGGACACCTACAGCAACAAATCAAGCTGGTGGTGTGCAACTATCAATGGGCTCTACAATAATAGGAGCTTTAAGAACAAGACAAGAAATACTTATATGGACAGATGCTGGCATAGTCTCTATGAGATTTGTAGGATCACCATTCGTGTATTCATTTAATGAAGTGGCACATGGTCCATCATTAATATCTCCTAATGCAGCAGTAAATGCTAATAATCAAGTTTACTTTATGGATAATGGTGGATTCTATAGTTACTCTGGTAGTGCTCAAAGATTGCCATGTACTGTATTAGATTATGTTTTAAGCGATATAAATAAAAGTCAGGCATTTAAAATATTTGGTGCCGTTAATGATAGTGCTAATGAAATAATGTGGTTCTATCCATCAGGTGATAGTTTAGAAGTAGATAAATATGTAATGTTTAATTATCTAGAACAAGTTTGGTCTATTGGAACAACAGCAGATAACTTTGTAAGAACTGCATGGGATCAAGCTATTATATTAGATAACCCAATAGCTACAAGTAAAAATAATAGTGAAGATAATAATAATTTTATTTACGCACATGAGCTAGGACATGGAGATGATGGTAGTGACTTTACTGCATATATAGAATCAAGTGATTTTGACTTAGACCCAGATGGAGAAAAGTTTACTGCAGTAAACAAAGTAATACCTGATATTAAATTTAGAGATCAACAGTCCACAGCAGATGATGTAACTATTACTATTAAAGGAAGAGACTACCCATTACAAGAGTTGTCTACTTTATCTACTGTATCAGTTACTCCAAACTCTACCTTTACAAATACAAGAGCAAGAAGCAGGCAATGTGCTATCAGAGTTTCTAATTCATCTAACGATTATGGTTGGAGATTAGGTGATCTAAGATTAGATATAAGACCAGATGGTAAAAGATAATGGCAAATCCTAAAACAATAGCATTACCTTTAGCAAATCAAGAATATAACACCTTAGATGAGGCAGTTACAAGAAGGATTATAGAACAAGCTGTGCAAGATTTAGCTATAGAAGTAATTAGATTAAAGAAACTAGAAGATGTAGTATCAAGCAAGAGCGTAAAAAGACATCAATTTTTATTAATGGGGATGACAGGTGGCTGATAATTTAAAAGTATTAGGTCAACTAGACCCTGCGGCAACAACAGTAACAGTATTATATACAGTTCCTAATATGACACAGACAACTGTTAGTTCTATAGTTGCAGCAAACAGAACAGGATCAGCTATAACATTTAGATTAAGTGTTCATGTAGATGGAGCTTCTGCTAATGATAAACAATTTATATATTATGATAAATCAGTAGCGGCAAACGATTCACTAACCCTAGTAATTGGGATAACATTGAATCAAACAGATGTAGTAAAAGTTTATACAAGTGCGGTTGACATGAGTTTTAACATGTTTGGCTGTGAAACAAAAGAGGAAGATAGATAATGGACATTGAACAACAAACAAAAAATGTAGCAGCACAAGGTCGTTTTGGTGATTCTATGCTTCTTCATGTTAATCCTGCAGAAGTTAAAGGATTAGCAGGTGCTATGCCACTTACTATTAATCCAGATACAGGACAGCCAGAAGCGTTCTTACCTTTCTTAGCACCATTATTAGGTGGAATGTTAGGTCCAACTGTATTAGGTGCTGTAGGTCTTGGTAGTTTGTCTACAGCCGCATTAACAGGTATAGGAGCAGGTTTAGCAACATATGCACAAACAGGTGGCTCTGGTAGTAAAGCATTGTTATCAGGTCTTACATCAGGTTTAGGATCGGCTGCTTTTAATACAGCAGCACAAGGTGTAGCACCTGGTGTAGATGCAGCAACAAGTTCAGTAGCAAATGCAGCTATGGACCCAGCAGTAACAAGTACCTTTGGTCAAGGAGCTAGCGGTGGTTTTGGAACATTGACTGGCAATTCTGGTCAAGCTGCTAATGTTGCAAGTCAAAGTTTAACACCTGCAATTACAAATCAATCTACACTATTTGAATCAGGAAAAGCTATATTTGGTCAACCTGGTGGATTTGATGCAGGAATGAAAACTTTAGCAGGAGCAGCAATGACTCCTACTGGAATTTTAGCAGGAACAACAGCAGGTACAGCAGGTATTATAGCATCACAAGAAGCATTTGAAAGACAGATGATACAAATGGGATTGGATGAAGAAGAGCGTAAAAAAAGAATGTATGAAAGATATCCTGAAATGATACCAATGGCTTCTGGCGGTAGAACAGGTTTTTATACAGGCGGTAATTCAAGTTCAGAATCATCTATTTATGATATAGATGATGGTTTTAATTCAGGATATAGTGTTGGTGGCGGTGGTAGTAATGGTGGTAGCGGAGGTGGTCGTGGCTACGATCCTTACACTAATATGAATTTAGGATTTAATTCTAATGCTTATGCACCAATAGCTAGAAGAACTAGACCAATACCTGGTGGATACATGGCAGGATTTGGACCTGAACAAAGATATTTTCAAGGAAATAACCCTGCTCAATATCTAACACAATATGCTAGAGATATAGCAGCAAATAATCCAGATGCTACACCAGAAGATGGAGCAAGTGGTTCACCTCAAGACCCTGCAGCTCAACCAACTAATATGCAGCAAGATCAAAGATATTCAAATTTTAGACCACAAATGTATCAACAACCATTTAATCCTTACGCTCAATCATATCAACCACCTCAACCAATGGCACCTCCAGGTGGTTTTCGTAATGAAGGTAGATATGGATATACTCCTCCTCAAATGTTTGGTGGTTATGGCAATCCTTATATGCAAAGACCTAGCTATCAAAGTTTTTATGGCAATCCTCAAATGAACGGAATGATTAATCCTTATCAAGCATTTAGTCAGATGCCTATTCCTAGATACACACCACCACCTCCAACTCCACCAGTATCTGATGGTGGCGGAGATTCAGGCGGCGGAGATTCAGGCGGCGGAGATTCAGGCGGTGGAACAGGTGATGGAAATACTCCACCTATTAACTTACCTCCTATTAATGATCCTGGAATTGGTCGTAAAGGTGGAGGTATAAATGTGCCGCCTCAAGCAGGTACAGAACCTTATGAAGGTTCATTTACTGGTAAAAAAACAGGAACACCTCCAGTTAATACACCTCCCCCTACAATAACAATACCTATTGAAGGCGGAGCAGATGTAACAATACCTGATTACTCACAGCCACAGCCTCCTGCAAGACCAGGACCTCCAGCAGACTTTAATCCAGCCGCAGGAATCCCAGGTTCAGGCGTACCTCCAGTACAAAACCCAGGAGACTTTAGGGACGGACTACCTAGCGTTACAGACTTTGATAATACATTTTCTCCAGAACAACTTGATGATATGAGAAATAAGTTTGGACCAGAGCCAGACCCAATTGCTCCACCTGTTATAGCTCCACCTATGGATATAGCCCCTCCAATGAAAGGTAATGATAAATTTTCTGCAAGTCAATCAGGTTTATCATCTATAGATGGTAGTGCTATTAAAGAAGATATGCGTGGTATAGATGACAAAGATTACACAGATTATTCTGGTTATTTAGATTTTTATGACAAACCTCCTTCTATGGCACCTATGGATATAGCACCGCCTAGAGATCAAGATATGCTGGCTAGACTTTCTCCTGCACAATTAGCATCTATAGGAGCTCCAATGTCACAAAGTGCTTTAGACCAAAATATGAGAAATAGTATGGATATAGCACCTCCTGTATTTGGACCACAAGACAGTATAGGAATACAGGGAGGAGATGGTACAAATCCATTACAAACACCAATAGCTATGCCTAGAAATCCAGGAATGGTTGCAGACATAAATCAAAGAATGTTTCCACCTCCTGTTCAATCAGGACCACAGCCTTTCTTACAACAACCACAAGGTCCTCACACTGGTGGCATACCAGTAACAGAGCAAGGCGATATATTTAATGCAAAACCAAGAGATAGAATATTACCTGCAGGACCACCTCCAGTAACTGGACCTGCACCAGGAGAAAGACAAATACCAACAGGACCAACTATGGGTGGAATAGGTTCATTTACACCACCACCTGTAACTCAAGGACCTCCTCCAGTTGAACAAATTCCAGGTCGTGATAACTTTATGAATGATCTTATGAATAAATCACCTATGCAGGCACCACTACCTCAAATACCTACACCAGCAGCACCAGGAAATATGTCCGTAGATCAACAACCTAAACCACCTATGAGTGGCGGAATGTTTGGAGCACCTATGTTTGCAGCAGGTGGAGATACAGACTTACCTAATAAAGGCTTAAAAGCTTTAGATAAAGTAGCACCTGAAGTTGTAGAAGCAATGGGTTATCAAGAAGGCGGTCAAATAGATATGATGCAAGACCCAATAACTCAAGGAGCAATTATGTTTATTCTTGGAGAGTCAGAAGATGAAAATGCAATCAATATGTTTGTAGAAAAATATGGTTCTGAACAATTCCTAGCTTTAAGAGATACAGTTCTTAAACAAGCAGCAGGTAATCCAGAAGCACAAACAGAAGGATTAATACAAGGTAATGGCAATAGCGGAATGGCTGATGACTTACCAGGTGTTATAGGCAATAAGGAACAGATAGCTGTATCGCAAGATGAGTTTATAGTTCCAGCAGATGTTGTATCTATGTTAGGTGATGGCAGTTCAGACGCAGGCTCTAAACAGCTATATAATATGATGGACAGAGTTAGACAAGCTAAAACTGGAGGAACAACACAAGCTTCTCCAATAAACCCAAGTAAGGTGATGCCAGGATGAATGAAGTAGCAGAGAAAATAGAACTAAAAGTAGAAGAAGGTTTTGATATATCTCTTATACCTGGTGATAAATTAACTCTTGTATGGGATCAATGTGAAAAGTTTTTAGAAAAATCTTGTAAACGATCTAATGGAAGAGCTACTACAAGAGATGTATTTTATGATTGTTTAAATAACAAAGCTTCTTTATGGATTATTTTTGATAAAGCTAATTTATATATTACTGGTTGTGCCATTACTAAAATAAACGAATACCCTACAGGTAAAAGGATGCTTAACATAGATCATGTTACTGGCAAAAAAATGGATGAATGGATTGATAGAATTGAAGTCCTATATAGCTGGGGTAAAGCAAATAACTGTAAAGGTATTGAAGGCGTTGGCAGAGAAGGTTTTTGGAATTGGATTAAACAAAGAGAAAATTGGAAAAAAACAGCAATATTTTTTGAATATGAATTTGAGGATACAAAATAATGAGACATTTTAAGGGCGGAGGTAGTTCTGGACCAACAGAAACTACAGTAACAAATACAGATTTACCAGAATATGTTCAACCGTATTTTGAGCGAATCCTACAAAGAGGAGAAGCTGAATCTAATCAACCTTATACTCCTTATGAAGGAGATAGATTAGCTTATTTCTCTCCTGACGAAATGGCTGCACAGGGTATGACTAGAGGTTATGCACAAGCAGGAACTCCTCAAGAATATCAATTAGCATCTCAAAGAGCAGCTCAACTAGGCGGACCATACGGCTCTCAATACCAAGCAGGACAATATGGTTCTGGATATCAAGCTGGTCAACAACTACCAGGTTATGATGCACAGACATATCAACCAGGATATCAAGCACAAGGCATAAAGTCTGGATATCAGGCACAAGACAACTTTTCTACTTATGATCCAAACTCAAGACAGTCTGGCTATCAAGCTGGTAATGTAGGTCAAGGATATACTCCTTTAGGATATGAAGAGAACATACAAAGATTTATGTCTCCATTCCAACAGAATGTTACAGATGTACAAAAAAGAGAAGCTACACGACAATCAGAGATGATGGGTGATAAGACTGCAGATGCAGCAACAATGTCTGGTGGTCTTGGTGGTTATCGTGAAGCCATTATGCAATCAGAAAGAGAGCGTAATTTAGGAACACAGCTTGATGATATACAATCTAGAGGTAGCCAAGCAGCTTTCCAATCAGCACAACAACAACTAGCAGCAGAAAGAACTTCAGGCTTAGATGCTTCTAGGTTTGGTTTACAACAGTTTAGTGCTGGAGAGCAAGCTAGACAGTCTCAAGAACAAATGCAACAACAAGCCTTTCAAGTTAGTGAACAAGCTAGAGCTTCGGCTGCAAAAATGGGTATGGATGCTAGACAACAAAATCAAGCAGCTAGACAAGCAGAAGAACAATATAGGCAAAAAGCTTTTCAACAAACAGAAGCTGGCAGACAAGCTCAAGAAAAATTTGGACAAAGTGGTTTCCAACTTACAGAAGGCTCTTTCCAAAAACAAGCAGATATGGATTTGAATCGTTTCAAAGCTGGAGAAGCTGCAAAACAAGCAGCAGCAAAACTTGGACTAACAGCAGCACAACAGAACGAAGCAGCAAGACAAGCTCAAGAGAAGTTTGGTCAATCAGCTTATGATATGTCGCAAAGAAGCGGTATAGCTTCTGTAAATGCTCTTGGAGAGGCTGGTGGAAACATACAAAAAGATGCTCTATCTCGTATAAGTGCATTACAAGGTGTTGGTTCTCAACAAAGAGCAATGCAACAAGCATCTATGGATATGGGTTATCAAGACTTTTTAAGACAACAAGGATACTCAATGCAACAGATCAGCAATATGGCTGGCTTGTTAAGAGGAGTTCCTGTTCAACCAAACCAACAAGTAAGCACATATTCACAACAACCAGGATTGTTTCAAACAGCAGTAGGTGCTGGGTTACAAGGACTAGGTTTATATAAAGGAATGAGTTAATGGCAAATTTAATACAACAAGCAAATGATCTAGAGTATGTTCCAAAGGATCAACTTATACAGATGTCACAAAATCCTGACAATAACTATCCTTCATATCTAGTATTAGCTGAAATACAAAGACGTACACAAAATGAAAAGGCTTATGCCGCTCAACAACCACAACCAGAGACTACTGTGTCTGAAGAGTTGGTACAAGAGTTTGCAGGTCAACAAGGTTTACAAGGAGCTATGGCTCAATCACCTGGTCCACAGAACGCTTTCCCGCCAAGTGATATGAGTAACATGGCTCCGCCTTCTCCTCAAATGGGTATGCCTAGTCAACAGATGATGGGCGGTGGCTTAACTGAATATGCTGAAGGTGGTATAACAGGTTATCAAGTAGGTGGTTCCCCAGATTTATCTGGAACTTTTTCTTCAACTGGTTCAAATCCTTATCCAACAGGAAGTGATAATTTAGTAGGCACAATAGAAGAAAGAGCTTTAATACAAGCTGGAATAAATCCACAAGGAATGAATCCAGAAGATATTAAAAATACATATAATTTATTAAAACAAGATTTTAGAAAAGATAATCCTACATTAGGTGATAAAGCTTTTAAATTTATGTATGGCGAAGAATTTGGTGATGAAGCTATGGATTATATAAGTAGTGTTCCTATAGGAGGATTAGGAGTTAAGAGTTTGCAAAAAGGTCTACCTTTAATTCCTAAAGCATATAAAGGTTTAAAAAATTACTTTAAAAAAGCTAAAACTAAAGAGTTTAAATTACCTGATGTAAAAGTAAGAGGCGGAGGAACTGCTCCTGGTGGAGTAATGACAGAAATTGTTTCACCAGCAGGTCCAGGTCGTAAATTTATTCAACCTTTCATTAATAATCCTATTACAACTTCTATAGGATCAACAATAGCTTTAGGTGGTATTAATCAACTTACAGGAGAACCTGAAGTACAAACAAATATAAATAATGAAAATACTACTAAATCAACAGAAAAATTAGAAATTGACAGATTAAATGCACTGATAGCAAAAATAAAAAACAAAGATTCTAAAACTGTTGATACATCTAAAGATAGAGGAAATGCAGATATGTTAATAGGATTAGGCGGAGCTATATTAAGGTCTAATACTATAGGTGAGTTAGGTGGTAACATTGCTGACATGTCAACAGCAAGACAAGCAAGACAAGATTCACAAAAGTTAGCTGGTATTCAAGGTAGATATTATGAAGCACAGACAGCTAAACTTGAAGCTGATGTATCTAATATGCCTGTAAAACAATTAGAATTTGCTTTAAAACAATTAGATGCACAAATAAAAGAAGGTGCTTTTGGTAGTGAAGATGAAAGAACAGAAGCTTTAAGACAATACAATCAATTATTAAATAGTTATTTAGCAAAAACTGGGTTTTCTTCTTTAGAAGCTAGTAATGAAAAAGATGCAATTTTAAAAGAAACTGGACTTAGTTAATAATAAATTATGTCAATATATACAGCACCAACTGGAGAAAGGTTTCAAATACCATCTGACCCAGAAAAAAGAACTTTATTTGTAAAAGCAATTAAAGATAAATATAAAGATGATGTAGATAAAACAACAGTATTAGGACAAGTAGGTGAGTTTGTAAAAGCAATACCAAGAGGTGCTGCAGGTTTAGCTTTAGATGTACCTACAGGTATTGTTGGTTTATTTGATATTGGCAATGACAGTAAATTATATAAAGGATTAGAAGGCTTACAAGATCAACTAAGACAAGACTCTGTGCTAGCAGGTGATCCAGCTTATGCTGATAAATTTTCTACAAAGCTAGGAGAAGGCATAGGTTCATTCGGACCATTTTTAGGTGCAGGTATGGTAGGCAGAGGTTTAGCAAAGGCTCCTGGAGCAGCTAAAGGATTCTTATCACCAACATTTACAGCTCCAGCAGCTTTAGCAATACCTACAGGTATAGCAGCTCAAGGCGATAGACTACAAATGGCTAGAGATATGGGTGAAGATGTAGGTGGGTTTACTGAAACTACTGCTGAACTATTTGGTGGTCTTATAGGAATATCAGAGGTCTTACCTATTGCTAATATTTTAGGTAAAGTTTCTAAAAATGCTCCAGTAAGTGTAAAAGATTATCTTATGTCAGCACTTCAATCAGGTGCCTTTGAAGGTGGACAAGAAGTAGCAGCTAGCATATTACAAGACTTAACAGCTAGAGGTTTATATAGTGATGAACTTCCTATAGGCGAAAGCATGATGGAAGAGTTTACTATAGGTGGAATTATTGGTGCAGGTGCTGATCTAATTGTTAGCAGTATGGCTGGTAAGAAAGGTGCTAGAGATAAATATATTCAAGAAGATGAACTAAGAAGTGAAGAAAAAAAAGCACAAATATTAAATGCTAAAAAAGCAGAGCTAGCAACACAACAAGGTACTCTTGAAGTTATAGAAGAATCTCAAGAAGCAATCTTACCTCCAGAAATACCAATACCAGTAGAGGTTTTACCAGAGCCACAAATAGAAATTGTTCAGACTCCTGATAATAAATTTTCTGTGTTAGATATAACAATTCCAGAAAATCCTATTGTATTAGATACTAAAGATAAACAAACAGATGCAGCTATAGCTAGAGAAAGTTTAGTAAATAGTTATGACGCTAGTGTAATAAAAACAAATTTAGATAATGCTACTTATAATTTAGGTTTAAATAATAGTGCTACTGCTTATGAAATAGGTCAAAATTTAATAGATACTAAGGCTGTTAAAGTAAGTATGCCTCAATTAATAAATAGTGTTTTAAATAAATCTAAAACAGAAACAAAATTAAAAAAATTAGTTAAAGATTTTACTGAATCAACTGGCAAAAATTCTCGTAGTTATCCAAGAATGACTATGAATGAAGCAAAAGATTTATTTACTACAAAAAAAGAATTTAATAATTTTGCATCTAATTATGCTAGACAGGTATTTGCAGCATCAGAAAAGAAAGGTGAACCTTCTATTATTGCTGACAAAATAGAACCTAATGTCACACAAAAATATATAAAACAAATTGCTGAATCAAAAAACATTGATTTAGATTTTAATAGTCCTGCTGTGCAATATGCAGCAGAACAGTACACAGGTACTGCTGACTACAAAAACATGAATAAAGGTCAAAAAGAATTATTTTTAGCTAAACTTCATGCACTTCCTAAGTTCAATTCAAGAACAACTTTTCCAGACTTTAGACCAAGAGATTATTCTGCAAAAGATACAGCAGACTTTGTTGCTCAAATGAAGAGTAACAATATGACTTTTAATAAAAAATCTTTAAAAAGTTTTAATAGAAGTGAACAATTTTTAGATGATCTAATCTATAGCGGTAGAGCAGAGAAGATTGGTAATACTCAAGATTATAAAATTAGAGATAACTTTGAGTTTGATATAGCTAGAAGGGCAGAAGGATTTAATGAAACACCTGATGAGTTTGCTGCTAGATTAAAAACAGAAAATAAATTACCACCAGAAACAATAGACCAGTTAATAGAATCTGAACAAGTAAGACAAGCAAGATTGTTACCACCAGTAGAAGTGATACCTAAAGGTATTAACTATGCTGAATCTATAGAGCTAGGCAAGACTAGTAAGTTTGCAAAAGAAGTTAGAAAAACAATGAACGCAAGAGGTCTTAAAGAAACTGGAATTGTTGTTAGTAATGACATACTTTCTACTACTACATTAGTAAATGTTGATGGCAAAATAAAATTTGATCCAAGACAAGTTAGAGCAACAAAAACAGAAGGAGCAGTTGAAGGAGAATACGATAAAAACACAGATACTATTTTCTTATCTCTTGATGCAATAAATCCTGATGGCAATGCTACTGATGTAGAAATACAACAAAGACTTAACAAAGTATTAGACCATGAGATGATTCATGCTTTTCGTGCAAAAGATTTAATTACTGAAAAAGAATATAAATATTTAACTAAGGTTGCTAAAACTGCAAAAGTTCCTGGAACTAAGCAAACTTTTTATACAAGAGCTATAAGTATAAACAAACAAACATTAGAAGGAAGAAATGTAACAAAAGCTTTTAAAGAACAATTTTACACAGAAGAAGCTATTGCAGAATTATTTAGAAACAAAGATGGACTAGTCAATACTCCTGTTAAAGTAGATGGAATCTTTAATAAAATTGTTGAGTTCTTTAAATCTATGGGTACGGCAATGCGTTCTTCAGGATACAAGAGTGCTCAAGAAATATTTAATGATATTGAGTCTGGCAAGGTAGGTTCTAGAGAAAGAGGCGTAGTAAGAAGTACAAGAATAGGAGATAAACTAACTCCCGCATTTAGTAAAACGCCAAGAGATGAATCATCTGGCATGGCTGCTGATTATCTGCCTGCAACAAAAGGTCCAAGAGCAAGTAACTTATTAGAAGAAGTAGATGGAAATGGTTTTTCTCCAAAAGATATATATAAAAGTCCACAGTTTTATATAGCAACACCTCGTAATGCAAGAACTCCAGAGCAAAGGGCGATTTATAAAGAAACAATAGCTTTTATGGAAAAGTTAAAACAAATCAAAGGTAATCCTAATGCAACTATAACTATGTATAGGGCTTCACCTACAAATGATTTGCGTGCAGGAGATTTAATTACGCCTTCTAAAACAGAAGCACAAAATTATGTAAACGAATCTAAAATAACTCAACAAGAAGTTAGAGATGCAGAAAGAGCTAGAAGAAGGCAAGACCAAATAGATAATGAAGGTGCTATAAACTTACAACAAGAAAAAAATCTTAATACCATGGATTCTATTATGGGTATTATGGGAGCACCTGAACAAACTCCATCTGAACTATTTACTTATGAATTAAAAGCAGGAGATGTTCGTTGGGATGGTAATCAATTAGAAAGATGGGGTTACTTTCCATCTGATGTTGTAAGTATTGATGGAAGTATACCTACATTTTCTAGAATACCTACAACTGAAAGTGAACAAGATGCTTTAACAGAAGAGACTGATAGAATTTATTTTGCTAGAGAAAGAGCACAGCAAAGAAAAGACAATCTTCAATCTATAATGAGGTTTAAACAAGCTGAATTAACAGAACCAAACTCTTCTATGACAGATGCTTCTAGATCAATACTAGATAGACAAATTGCAAAAATTCAAAAAGAATTAGTTATATTAAATTCTGGAAATGTACCTCTATTTTTTAGAAGTCAAAGATTTAATGATGGCACTAATTCTCAAGAAAATATTAAATTAACTAAAGCTATGGAGCAAGTCGAAGAGACAGTTAAACAAACACCTAGAGGCTCAATACCTTTTTATAATCTAAACGCCTCAGATCAAGCCTTAGAGATTGCTCTGGACTTTAATAAAGACTTATCAGCTAAAACACCTACAGATATACCTAATTTTTCTAGACCCGACATAGATGGTTTAGATGAAAACTTACAAGATTTTATTGTTAGAACTGGTGGTAAATATCAACCAGATTTATCTTGGGGTGCCAGATTAATAGAAGTTGTCAAAGACCCAGTTACTGCTATTAAAAATTTCTTTAGAGATTTTAGACAAAACTACATTGATAAATTAGATAAATCAGTACAAAAAATATTAGCTGGTCAAGATAAGCAATGGTATTTAGGAGTAGATGATAAAGGAAATCTTAGAAAAAATCCTAAAACTAAAAAACCTTGGACAGAAGAAGAAGCTGAAATAGCTTCAGAAAAGGTAAGATTTTTTAATAATACTGCTGATACAGGAGTTACAGCCGCTTTAAGACTAGCAGATAGAGCAAGAGGTTTATTTCAAGGCATGCTTACTAGAGGATATGTAACTGATTTAATAGAAGGAAATTCTGCTTTAGCTAATGTAAAAGATTTAGAATTAAGAAATGGAGAAACAGGAGGTCTTGTACAAATACTTGCACCTTTATTTGCTAATTCAGAATTATCTTTAGAAAAAGTATTTAAATCTTATGCTATTTTAAAAAGAGCAGAAAGTTTTAACAATCAAGGTAGGGTAATTGAAACACCTGTTAAGGCTGAAGATTATGCTTTAATACAACAAATAGAAAGTCAACATCCAGAAGTAATAGAAGTTTATCAAAACTATCAAGCTTGGAATAATAAACTTATTGATTTTGCTGTAGCAAAAGGTTTGTTAAATAAAACTAGAACTAAAGAAGAACTTTCAAGAGATATATCTGCAATATCAAAAGAAGATGTAAAAATATTAAACGAACTTTCTTATGAAGAACTAATGCAAAAAGTTCAAAAATTAAATATTAATCTTAGTATTGAAAATAAAATAGAAACAAGAGGTACTGCTGAAATTTGGCAATCAGATTCTGCATATTATCCTTTTTATAAAAATATGATTGAAGAAGGAACTATACAAGGACCAAGTATTGCAGGTGGCTCACTTCCTAGTAACCCATTAGGTATAAGAATAGAAGGTTCAGAAGAGATGATTGATGTAGACCCAATAGAAGCTATATCTAGAAATTCATTATCTATTCTTACAGCAGCTCTTAAAAATGATGGTACTGGAAAACTTTTAAGAGACTTGCAAACTATGGGAGAAGCAAGATTAGTTACTGCTAAAGAATCAGGAAAATTAAATACTATATTTGTATTTGAAAATGGAATTAAAAAACATTATGAAGTAGATGATGTTAATTTATTTCATGGCATACAAGGTATAGGTGGAGTAAATACAGGGACTATTACTAAAGTATTAGCAATACCAGCAGGTTTGTTAAGAGATACAGTTACTCGTGACCCAGGATTTGTTGTTATTAATTTACTTAGAGATACATTGTCAACTGCTGTAACAAGTGGTGCACCAATGACACCTGTAGTAGATACAGTTAAAAATATGTTCCGAGATATGAAAGACTTAGAAAAGTTTGGCGTACTTGGTGGATATGATTTTTCTAATGATGAAGGTAGTGTAAAACAATTTATTACTAGAACAATGAGACAACAAGGACTATCACCAAGTAACGGAATGTCAGCCTCTGGAGCTTTCTTTAAGCTATGGGATGGACTAGGAGCACTAACAACTAAATCAGATGGTGCAACTAGATTGGCTGTATACGAAGGTGTTTACGAAAAATTAAAAAATCAAGGCTATACAGAAGCACAAGCTCAGTCTGAAGCTGCGTACCAGGCTCTGGAAATAATAAATTTTGGAAGGCGTGGATTAGACCCTATGTTTAAAGTTATTACTGCTGCGATCCCATTTTTAAATGCAAGAATACAGGGTCTTGATGTTTTGTATAGAGGATTTACTGGTCAATACTCTTCTGTAGAGAAGTTGCAAGAAGGTGAATCTCTTCAAGATGTACAGTCAAGAATAATGAGAAGAGCATTATTGAATGGCGGTTTGCTTACATCTTTAACATTAATCTATTACATGATGGTAAGTGACACAGATGAATACAAGAATCTTAAACGAGAAGTAAGAGATGACAATTGGGTGTTTCCTATAGGGGATGGTCATGCAGTTAAGATACCAATTCCATTTGAAGTCGGAATGATATTTAAAGCTATTCCTGAAAGAATATTTGATATGACTTTAGGAGAAGAAGCTTTTACTAGAAAGTCTGTAGATGAAGCACTAACAAGTTCAAGTAGACAGTTACAAACATCACTAAATATTCCATTCTTTCAACCTGGTGGTGGCTTACAGTTACTAAAGCCTATAGCAGAAGTTATGAATAATAGAAATACTTTTACTAACACAGAGATTGTTCCCTACTATCAACAGAAAAAAGAAGCTGGACTACAATCAAGAGCATCTACCAATGAGTTAGCTAGAGTTATGGGAGAGTTCTTCAACATATCTCCATCTAAGATAGAGCACGTTATGAGAGGTTATACAGGTACACTTGGTGGATATGTATTAACTGCTGTAGATACTATTACTAGAGGAGCTACAGGAAGTCCTCTTCTACCTTCTAACTTCCAATTAAGCAAAATGCCAGTTATCAATCGACTAATACTTGACTTGGATAAATCAGGCGGATATCAGCAACAGTTCTATGAATTAAGAAACGAAGTAGAAAAAGCTGTTCAGACTATCAATTCGCTTAAAAAACAAAAACGATTTGATGAACTCTCAGCTTACAGAAGTAATATGCAGGGTGTGTTAAATGTTAAGGGTCAAGTCAGAGCAGTAGACAGATATCTAACTAATTGGAGAACGCGTAGAGATAGGCTTATGAACAACGACAACATATCATTAACTGTTAAGTCAGATATGCTTCGTGATTTAGAACTAGAGAGAGATAAGAGACTAGCGATGATTCCTGAATTGAGAGATAAAGCTAACATTCCTGTTATCAGTTTTAACCTCTAGCATAGCTATATCCTTTTCTTCCTTTAACTGCTTCAGTCTAAAGAAGTCTTTGTGTTGCGGATGTCTTGCATGGAATAAACGAGCATAGAAACAGATGTAGTCATTACTTATCTTGAACTCACCACCTTGAGTCTCTATCTCACTATGCCAACGAATACGATTAATGATCGCCCAATGAGAATAGTGCTTCCTGCCAGACTTGATAGCCTCCAAAGTATAAGACTCAAATCTCTCCCATACTTCAGGATTTTTCTTATGCCAATCCCACCACTTCCTTTTTCTCTTTTCTAACTTCTCTTTCAATATATCTTTAAGCATCTTTTCCTCCCTGGAATAACAATAGACTAGTAAATATTTCTTTAGCTGCGATCCACGGCTGCGATTATCAACTCACACCTAGGATTATCTTTCTCAACTCCACCAAACTTATAAAACACTTCAACAACTTGTATAAAACTATCATCCTCAATAATCCCTGCCTTGACCAAAGCATCACAAGTAAACTTATCAATGATTGAACAGGGATTACTTATATCCAATCTTCTATTACTCTTAGCGTAATAGGTGTATTTCAATGAAACTGGTTTATCAAAACTCTTAAAGTCTTTTAATCTTGGTATTAGATTCTCTGTATATATCCTTTTGGCACTTGATAGTATTCGATAATGGGCGTTACGATAGTTGTTTAAGTTCAGAATGAACTTCTTGTTTTTTGAGTAGTAAACTTCTAATGGTAATTCAATCTTCACAAAGCCTCCAGAAACAATAGACTGGTAAATATTCTATTCCCCGCTCAAGGAATGGAGACTCAGATGCTGAAGTAATCAATTTTTGGTTTAGATTCATTTAATAACTCCTCTACTAATTCTAATAATTCTCTTTCCTTTCCATACTCATTCTCAAATCTTCTTTTCCAAGGATGTCTACTGATAGGTTCTTCTCCATTGCCACCTCTATGATGTTCATAACATAGCGGTAAGACCTTGTAATGTGAGTCTTGTTTTGTCTTGCCCTGTGTGTGGTGTATCTCAGCAGGTGAATTTAGTCCTTGCTTGTAACAAACAATGCAACCTAACTGACTAACACTATCCATATGCCTTGATTCACTTGCTGTTGGGTTTCTTCCTTTTATCGCCATCTTTCTTTTTACTCCCAAAAATTTTCTCAAAATTCTCGTCAAACTTTTCTTTGTCTGTTTGTGGTCTTTGAACTGACCCCTTACCACCATGCCACTTACTCATGTCTTATCTTTGTACTCTTCTCGTAATTCTGGAAACTCAGATAGATAGCAGGTAAGTATATGTTTGTTGTCTCCATCCTCTAACAGCCTAGTCAACATATCTCTTAGAGCCATCATGTTGTCCATATCTATATCTCGTTTTATCTCAGCTATAATTTCATTAATGAGTTGGTTCATTTCCTCTTCCTCATTAATTTTTCTTCAGTCCTTCGTAGTGACCATTCTAAAAATCTGCTTACTAATTTACTTAGGAACTTCAATATCATCTCCCTCTTCTGCCCAAACCCATCCAGTAGATGTGTCCCATATAAAACTAACTGTAGTCTTTCCATGACCATCATACTGAATCTTCCATACCTTAAATGGACAATCGTTAAGCCAACTGTAAAACTTTTTAGCTTTATCATCCATTAGTTCATTCCCTCTACTAATTCAAAACCATCATCAAATACAAGAGATTCTTCTAAGCCATGTTTGTAGTCTACGTTTAAGTCTCCCCAATTTTCTTCAATCTGTTTAGTTCCGTCTTTATATTGTATTTCTAAATTTCCCCTATATATTGAATAGTCCTCAACCTTATCCCAGTCAATACCTAGTTCTTCTAAATCCCATGTTAGAAATGCACTATATCTAGCTTCTATATATTTTGGTTCGTTCATGCTCCATACCTCTTACGTTCTTCTCTAGCATTAACCATCTTAGTACGCCATTCTTCAAAGCCTATTTCCAAGGCTCTTAGTTGTACCTTAACTGCACTCAATTGACCTTTAGCAACTGCAACCCCCAATCTACATTGATACAACTCTGATTGATTCTCAGCGTATGTGTCCTGTCCTGATGTGGTCTTAATGCCTTCTGATAAAGCGACTGTTTTCCATAATGCTAACACCCTCTTTACATCTGCTTCTGATTTAAGTAACTCAAATTCAGCAGTTTGTATTACAGGAGCAATACTTCTTATCTGATTCTGCCAACTCTCTATCTGTTCATCCATTACACTTTCCCTCTAAACAGATAGAACAACCCTCTGAGTTGCTCTACTGTTAAATTTCGTAAGTGTTTTGGTATAACTATTTCATCATTCATATTAAACCCCTAGTTTTGATTGTTCGTAATCGCTCTTCTCTTGTTCCATTTTGTAAAACAAGTAATCCATAAGTGTGGCATGGGGTTTTGTCCCCATACCATCTTCTACTTTACCAACCTGTTCGATCAGTTTTCTGTACGCAACCATGAACTCAAAAAATATATACTCGTCTATATTCTCTTCGATATCCATGATTAGGTCTTTACCATAAGTAATTTTTGCTTGTGCCATGACTAAAACGGAATGTCCTCGTCATTGAATGTATCTTTGTTGTCGTCAACATCCTGTACTGGCTCTACTTTCTGTACTTTCTTCTCCATTGGGATATCCAATCTAGCGTACTTGTATTCTGCACCTTTTTTAGATGTCCTATTCCATAGAGCCACCCTTAGTTCAACACCACCATTCTCAGCAGTCTCACCTGTCTTTAGTTTATTAACTAATTCCTTTAGCATCTCCCTGCTCATTTCTACCTTGCCTGTCCAATCAGGTTGCTTATCATTCTCTTTATAGTTATTAGTGTAGATTGCTCCATCACTTTGATTTTTATTCTCGTACATTTAAACCTCCTTTAGGCTGTTTACGATTGATTTAAGTTCTCCATCCAATATTTCCTTCTGTTCAGGAAACTTCTCTCTTAAAGTAGTTAAGTCTTTTGTATTAGACTTGTAATAAGAAGCCATCTCATCCCTAGTCTTTTGTAACTTAGCTAACTTTAAAAAACTTATACAAAATAGTCTTGCCCACTCAATGTCTGTATCATCCTTAGATTCTACTTCTTCAATTACTGGCATAGGCTCTTCTACCTTCTTAGCTACAGGTTTTTTAATCTCTGTAACATTCTTCATCTTTTCTACAGGTTTTTCCTTATCATCATCACTAGGAACATCCTGTCCTTGAAATAAAAAACTACCCAATCCGTACATCGCTAGGCACTTAACCAAACAACGCATCTTTGTATCATTTACTTGTCTTGAACTAGGGTTCTGAATAGCATTGTTTCTGTTATCCATAACACTCAATGTCATTTCTCTACTTAGATTATCTATAGAAACTCTACATCTAACTTCTGCTGTGCCATCAGGAAATTGTACATAAGGTACATCGCCTTCGCCTTGATAGTACAGATAGTTTGCTTGCGGATAATGTTCCATTAAAATACCCCATGCCCACGCCCAACTCAAATAACTCAAGTTCATTTTCTTTTCTACTTTGTCGCTACAATCTATCTTAGATAGCTTGTCCCATACTTCCTTGTATGTAGTTTCTTTATTTGCCATTCACTTTTTCCTCTTTATATTGATTACAAAATTCAGCCACATCGCAGTAGTTAGGACATCTGATACATTCGCCTTTAGCAAATACAACATTCAATAACTTACTATCTTTGTGACACTCTATATACTTATCAGCTTCATCTTGGGTATCAAGCACTCTAACTGCACTCTTTCTACCTTTCTTCTCTACTCTATAAGCATCCTTTCTTCTCCACCTTTCCGCATCTGTGCATAGGGGTAAATCATCATTGATTAAATACCCTATCTCTGCATCTTGATGAATCGAAACTCTTTCATTGACGAACTCTTCTTGCTTTTCGTCTGACCATAACTCTACTTTGATAACTGAAACTGGAGAAGGTGGATAGTTTCCGCCACTTCTCATGTATTGATTTCTGTTCCAGTCACGAGCTATAGCAATAATATTTAACTCGTCTATATTCTTTCCTGTGTTCATGCGATAGAGATAAGCGTACAAGTTTAATTGCTGATCCCATTCTGCCTTGCCTTCAGTTTGTGCAGAGACAATAGACCATACAGAAGTAACCTTGTAGTCCTTCAGTATGTTGCCCTTTATATCTATGGTGTCTGTCTGTCCACTTATAGTCCAATCTTTCACTACAGCGAACATACGTTGCTCTGTGATAGATTCTTTTCTATCTTCGTTGGCTCTCTCTAATATGTTGTGAACTGATTGTCCTAGTAGTTTCCATATTTCATCTGATATATCTACTGTTAGGCTGTCCGCATGTTCTTTCGCTAGTAACCTAATCTTTGGTGGTTGTAATAAACCAGTAACAGATATGATAGCTTCACCTTTAGTATAGTTATCATTCCTAACTGCATTGATAATCTCTTGAGGGACATTATGTTTATTGGTGTACTTCATTAATCTTTTTTGCTCGTATCGTAAAACTCATTCCAAGCATCAACGTACCCATGCTTTGGATTCCAATGTTCGCACCATCCACCATACTCTTTCTTAGAGATACAATGATGAGGACAAGCTATAACTCGTCCTTTCTTACTTTCTCTTTTAGCTTCATCTAATATTTTTAATACTTTTTTGTTATCTTCTTCACTTAACATATCAATTATCTTAACCACTTATAATCTCCAAACACCAACGCCATCGTCTAGCTGTCTTACAGTAAATTTATAGTTTGGGTTTTTGTGTGTAAATCGTAGTGCCATATTCCTAATGATCTTGACTTCCGTTCTTATCATGTACTTCTCAATTGGTACAGTTATCGTCTGTCCTTTTTTCATATCCTTTAAAGGGATATCATATTTTTTTGGCTTTCCTACACCATAAGGTATAGGTACTCCATCCTTAATCTCAAACTCCATAATGTTCTCCTTTTATATTAAAGTGAGTCTTTTTAAAGTGAGACTCAACACTCAGCAATTATTGGTTATTGTTGTTTGAAGTCTGTACAAACCGCCACGCAATGTGGAAAAATCAGACAACACCACATACTAAACATAGGAAGAAAGTATGTTGATGTCTCAGATAAGTGTAGATGATGTCTTGATAAAGTGCAAGATATGTTTTAGACTATTTGCATGAGTCAAGAAACAGTTATTAAAGAAAAGGTTTTAGATGGATTGGTAGTCAAGCAAGCAGTAAGAGATGTAGCTAGTAAAGACCCAAAGACTTCTTATAGTGCCTTATTATACTTTGTTTCTGATGATTTTTCTGAACTGTGTGAACGCAATGATATCTTAACAGATGGCATTGTTCTTGCAGTTGAGGAGTTGAATAGTTACCCAGTTCTTTCTAAGAAGAAACTAGCAGAGGATATCTGTAAGCTAGTTGAGTCTCATTTTGGGCTTGGTAGTAGGTAGTTATATATAGTAAGTATGTACTTACTGTTTTTTTTAATTTGTCTAGTATCTACTAGGTATTTAAATACATTTTAAGGAGGTTTCAATGTATGTCAATAGTAATAGTGAAATGAATAAAAGAGATTTTTTAAGTCACATAAATAATCAATCAAAAACAAGCGGTATGAAGCAGGGTCAACACAAAATACCTTGTCCTTCATGTCAAAACGATAGAACAAAAAATACACACGACAAACCATTATCAGTAAATATTGATAGTGAAAAAGTTGTATATCATTGCCATCATTGTGGTACTAATGGATTAATTCCAAGGACAGAGGGAACAGTTATGAATGTAGTTAAGAGTGTGAAAAAGATAGAGCCAATCAAACCAAAGGCAATTCCAAAAAACGATTTAGATTCTAAGTCAGCCAAATGGTTAGAGAGTAGGCATATTAGTCCACAGGTGGCAGAGAAGTTTGGTTGCGTCATCTCAGAAAAAAATAATAAACCAGTCATAGGTTTTTCTTTCGAGTCCAAAGGCGAGATTGAAGCGGTGAAGTATAGGTCAGCAGATGATAGTAAAGCTTTTTGGTGGGATGGAAATGCACAGAAGTTATGGGGAAAAGTAGTAATAGATAACAGCGTTCCAACAATGGGAGATGCCATAATCATAACTGAAGGAGAGATGGACACACTTGCAATACAGACTGCTTTTGACAAGGTGATGAACGTACATTGTTATTCAGTACCCAATGGTGCTCCAAACAAAATCACAGACAATAAGATTGACCCAAGTGAGGATGGAAGGTTTAAGTATGTGTGGAATGATAGGGAAAAGTTTGATGGAGTTGATAGGGTTATCTTATGTACTGATTCAGATGAAAATGGAAACATACTAGCAGATGAACTATCTCGTAGATTGAATAAGGCAAGATGTTATAGAGTAGATACTATTGATTGCAAGGATGCCAATGATGTACTTATTAAACATGGTGCAGAAAAACTAAGAGAGATAGTATTAGGTGCAGAGCCTATACCTTTACATGGTTTAAACAATTTAGATCATTACGCAGATGAATTCCAAAGCCTATACGAAAAAGGTATGCCTACTGGAGTTTCTACAGGCTATCCAACAGTAGACAAAATCTTTACTTTATCTACCCCAAATCTTGTTGTTGTGACAGGATATCCTGGAGATGGTAAGTCAGCGTTTATAGACCAGTTAATAGTTAATGTTGCTAGGAATAGTGGATGGCGTACCTGTTACTGTTCTTTTGAGAAACCAGTTCAACTTCATGCAGTTCAGTTGTCGCAGTTATTAGTGGGTAAGCCATTCTTTGAGGGACAAAATGTCAGAATGAATCAAGAGGAAAAAGACTATGCTCAATCTTGGATTAAAGAACACATACTGTTTCAAGATTACCAAGACGGAGGGATGCCAACAATAGAGAACATCCTAGAGAAAGGTGCAAGTGCGGTAATGAGATATGGGGTTAGGATTTTAGTCATAGACCCTTTTAACTTTATACAGAACGATACCAAAACTGGATTGGGAACTGATGTAGTTTCTGATATGTTGACAAAGGTTCAATTGTTCGCTAAACAACATGAAGTATTAGTTTTCTTTGTAGCCCATCCAACTAAACCATTTGTTAGAGATGGCAAAAAGAATGTATGTACTGGGGTAGATGTGAGTGGTTCGATGGCTTGGTTCAGTAAGGCAGATACAGGATTGACTATATATAGGTCTGAAGAAGGAGTTGAAGTTCATAACTGGAAAGCTCGTTGGGGTTGGCAAGGTAAACTAGGAAGTGCTAACATGACATTTAACCCTGTTAATGGTCGCTATGCGGAATCAGAAGTGCTTGAAGATAACTTTGACTGGGAGTTCTGATAAGTTGAAAGTAAACGATATCGGAAGTCCCTATCTACATCTAAGAAACTCTGTCACTATTACTAAGATTGGAAATAGTAATGTTGGCAGGGCGATAGTTTGTGACCAACATATAATAGACAAATCTTTTCTTGAAAAAAAAATAACAGCACAGCAACATAACGTCTGTAATAAATACCTTGAATTAATAGTGAGAAGCGGAGCGTTGGGAAAAAGCTCTGGTCTGGGAGATAAAATATTTACCAGTCATAGTTCTTTAACGCCTCTACCTAGGTCGGTAGTTTTATGCAAAGTACAAAACAAATTAGTAAAGGATTGTGGTAACAACAAAGAGAAGATGTTTTGGCGTATTATGGTGGAGAATCCAAGTCAATTGGATAAGAGAAAAGAGTTAGCAATGCAAGATTGTTCTAATGCACTACTAACCTTTTGGTATATCAGTCAGAAGAATCCTGTTTCTTTGTTTCAACAATCCCTCTCAAACCAACCTTAGTTTCAGACTTATTGCCAATAGAAACATTCATAGCATCCCAATCAGCAACATCTTTATCTACTGCTAAATTCTTTTTGTCAGCCAAACTATGTATCATATGAATGATTTGTTTGTTAAGAGATCGACTCTCTTTCTTGGCTAAAGCGTGTGCTAAGTTGTAAGTTTCTTCTGAACATCTAATGAATAGACTTTTCATCGTTATTATCCTCGTAAATTATTTGCGGACTATCTTGGACTTCTGATATAGCTATTGACTCTCTACCAACTTGATAAAACCTATCTTCCTGCAACTGTTTGACTGCACTTTCGAGCAACCATTCACTAGCGGTTATTAAGGGGTCATCTAATAATGATATGGCATAAGAGATAGCATCTATTTCAGATTCAAATATCCAAACTAAATGTACCCAATCAGCACTAGACTTTGTTGAAAAAACATTTCTAGGTTCAGGTATATCTAATTGATATGTGTGTCTTATTACTGCAAACATAAGTAAAAGTATAAAGCATTTTGCTATCAAAGTGAAATGTAATTGTTCCACATGGAACAAAGCCAACAGCTGTGTTTTGTTGACCTCGTGTGCGAGAATTATAAATATTTACCAGTCCATTGTTTTTACTGCTGTTGCAACCCAATGGCTACATTGTTAGAAAATTTAGAATTGAGTGTTCATTCAGACTATCAACAAACTATCAAAAAAAAAGGGACAGCCTTGCGACTATCCCTTCTAACTTAAATCAAGTTTTGGAGGTTATATAAAAATGAATAGTATTTATATACCAACTATCTTAGTTGATACGATTGCACATTGCAAGACTTATTAACAGCTTATGCACAAAGTTATCCACAATCAAAAAACCAGTAAATATTTATCTAGCACGCAAGCGTAATCAAAAAACACCCCCCTAGCTAAGACGCTGTAAAAACAATATACCAGTTAATATTTAATTACCCCCCTGAGTTTTAGATTAGCTTGTAGCTTTTTTCAGACCAAAAAAAAAGGCGGTAACCACTCGTTAAAGTAGCTACCGCCTTAATTTATTCTTCTTTATTGATGATTGAATGAATCAAATCCATAACATCCAATCTTATCTCCGCACATTTCATAAAACTGGAATCTTCAACCCCAGTATATTTATCTACAAGTTCTTCTATATCGTAAGTTAATTGCTGAAATCCTTCTGAAGTAAGGGTAAGTTTATTATCAACATTACCCTTCTCATCTACATGATTATCAAAGTATTCAGTTGGAAATTCACAATCTAATATAAATTTACTCATTTTTGCACCTCTACTTCTTCTAACATATCCCATTCATCATCTATCTCTTCTAAATGATTTACTAGGCTATTCAATCCATTACATACCCCTAGATACTCAGCTATTGAACGACTATCGTTTACCCACTCTGTATCGTCTTTAATATCTTTTACAATATTTTTTATTTGAGATAAAGTAATATTCATTCTTGCACCTCCTTTTTTACAATGTAATAGTATTTATTTTTAGTAACATACCCAGTATAGGAAATGTTATCAACCTCACAATCTCCAAACCTATGAGAATTTTCCAATGTCTTAGGCTCTATGTAGCAAGGGTTATCCATGAAGTGAATAGCTATATCTTTTGCACTCATTTTTGCACCTCTACTTCTACAACTTCACCATGCTTTGTTAAAGCAAAATGTTTAGGTTTAGGCAAATTCATATCTGCCCTTTCAGGATAAAGCATATCTAAGATAGCTTGATTCATAGTAACCAAAGTATTAAAAGTCTTGATTAAAAGAATGTCCTCTTCAGAACTTTCATAATCATCTTTCCATTGGTTTTCTATCTTTGTATATATCTCATTACAAGTTCCAATGTTCACCTTTAAAGTGAACTCTAATAGTTCTCTATTCTTCATCCTCTTCCTCCTTGATGTCACCATCAAAATCACATTGAGAATCATCTCCATAATCCGTACCAAGATATGTAACCTCAATACCATTATCATTTTCGCAATCGCCTTCTTTTGTAATGCTAGGCAAACAAATTGCTAGGGCAAGTTCACCCTCAGTCAGTTTTCTATCAGAAACTATACTAAAGTTTCTTACATCAACTGATTGCTCAGTCACTTCATACTCATATTTTTTATTCATAATATTACCTCCAAGTAATTGAATAAGTTAATAAACTGTTTCATGCCTTTTGGCAATCATCAGTAGAAAATACGCATTTTCTATACAGTTTCATCAAAATTGACATCCTCAGACCTCGCACAATGCAATATCTAAAGGTAGGTAAGGTACTTGCATACCCTAAAACACCCCACCTTTAGATCGCATCTTATAAAAAGACCAGCACAGCTTCTCACCCGCTTGGTGAAAAAATATTTACTGGTCTATTATCTTTCTCGTCTAGCTAGAAGCTTTTTGCTTTCTTGCATTTCGTCTAGGACAAACTGAAGAATCGCCAAATAGCAATTGCTTCTCTTCAGCAGTTCCAAAATGGACAATAGCTTTAAAGATTCTCTTAGCTATCGTCTGTACTGTTAGAACCTTAGACGTTCCATTCGCTTGGTCAATATGTGGCTGTAGTCTAGCAATTTGTCTTAGAGACAATTGCTTTTCTTGATCTTGCCACAATGCCAAGGCTTGGGAATGTAAAGTTGCAAAGTACCCATTCATAAAACCGCCATACAAATTATGTTCTGATAACACGCTTGCATTTTTTAAAGACATTCCAATTAAATCTAAATCGTCATATCTTTTTCCGCCATAACTTGACCAATCAATTTGACCAACTTCCGCATCAACCACTTGAGTATCAGCGATAGCTTCAAATTTAGCTTTCATTGTCGTTTTGACTTCAGCGTTAGACTCTAAACATTTGTTAATTATGTTTTTAGTCTTACTAACTTCTGTAGATTTATTCTTAGAAAATACATCCACTACATTAGTATTTATTAATGGTACTACTTCTACATCGATGGATTCATCAACAACCAGTAACCCAAGATTCTTAGCCATATCTCGCAAAAGGTTTCCTTTGCTTTCATGTTCTGCCAAAAGATTTTGGACAACCAATTTTTCAAGGTCAGATTCAGACTTTAAATGCTCTGCTATGACCCATGAAATCTGTTGACTTTCATCGATACCATATTTGCTCTTCATAGCACCCACCAATTCTTTAGTCTCTAAAGAAACTGGTACTGTTATATAAGAACGCTCTTTTTTATTATTATTTTGCATAATAAATACCCCTCCAAGGGCTTGATTTCTGTTTCGCATATCCCTAAAAAAGGATGCTCTTCAGTTGGGTTGATTCCCAATACAGAAAAACGCTTGCGGAAAGAAATATTTACTAGTCTATATTCTTTCCGCTTCGTTTAAGTTCTACAAGTTCTCCATGTTGATATGTACTTTTTCCCCAAAAGGATAATCATAGTAATCTCGCATATAACTTTCGTTTGTGCTTAACGCCCATATGACTGGTACGCTAGGCTCAACTTCCGCTCTAACATCGCAATAACCATCAGTAAAATAAATAAACGCGATAACATCGTCAGTATCATCCGTTTCATGGTTAAACAAATTGAAAGGTGGCTCAAACCTAGTACCGCCACCACCTCTAAGGTTGAATTCCAACTCTTCATTATCTAAGTCGAACTCATCCCACCATTCACCAGTTGTAGGGTTTCTTATAACGGATGTATCGCAATAGGTAACTCTAATTTTATTGATACCGCACTCTGCACACAAACTCTGCGTTTCAGTAGCAAATATATTCAACTCTTCTTGAGATACAGAACCTGAAGTATCTATAGCAACCACAATTTCACCGCCCTGCGGTTCTTTGTCTTTGCTTGGTAAATTAACACCCCTCCAAGAATGTCTTTTGTTTAACCTACTCCAAGTAGGATTGTTACTTATTGCACTTGTTAATAAGTCCTTCATCACATCAACCCAGTTGACATAAGATTCATTCATCGTCTGTACAGCACCACCCATGATTGAATTTCCACTATCGGAAACCCCTTCAAGCTTATCAGCCATAGATATAGTTCTTTGGATGTTCTCTTTTATTTCTGATAAAGCACTCTCTGATAGGTCGTTGCCCTCTTCATCTTTAGGCATTGAGACACCACCGCTTGATGGTTTCATGTTCTCAAGTTCTTCAGTTAAAGATTTTCCACTCCCTTTTCCTACGCCTTCGCCTTCGTTTTCAGCATCGCCTTCGCCTTCGCCTTCGCCACTCTCAGATTCATCAGAATCAGAATCATCTGATTTAGATTTCATTTCATCTATGGCATCTTGTAGGGCTTCATCATCGTTAGTTAAAGTTCTGTAAACTTGCTCCGCGGATTGCCCTCTATATTTTCTATCCAATAATCCGTCTTTGGGTAGTTCCATATAAAGATCATATGCAATCCAAGAATTGATAACGTAATCCGTTGCCACATTCCAAATTGCATGATTTCTTTTGCCTATTCTAAGAGGGTGTTCCCAAATAACATGGCTAGCTTCGTGAACTAATACCGCTTGAATTTCTTTGTCTGTTAATGTTTTAACAAATTCATCATTCCAATAGATATTTACACCATCTGTTGCCATTGTGTCGCACCTTTCATTTGCTTCAATCAATGTAAGACTTAGAAGCATTGAAGCCATTCCAATATTGCCTTTCATCAATTTAGCCCTTGCTTTTATAATTCTCTCTTCACTATTCATAATACCTCCAAGTATTAATTTGTTTCTGTTTCATGCTTTTGCAATCATCAGCCAAGATACACATCTTGATACAGAAAAACCTACGGCTAGTGGGGAAAAAATATTTACCAGTTATATATCTTTTCCCTAGTTAGTCGCGAGGTTTACTTCTTAAACATATTATCCAAGAAACCTCCCTTCAGTTCGTCAATAGATTCCTCTAATTCATCCGCCACCTTCTTACGCTTATTTGCTCCATCTGTTGATTCATCTCTAAGAGAATCAATATCATTAAGTTTAGCGAATACGCTAACAAGCTTTTGATGAGCGTTAGCTATCAAGGGGTCATTGCCTAAGATATCAGAATTAATACTAGGCAAAGTTGCCAAAAATTCTCTAATCTTATCGAAGCTTGAATCCTTGAAAAATCCGCCTTGCTTGTTCTTTGGGTCATAACCTTTTAGCTTTTCAACTAAATGTCCAACAGAATCAAGTAACGCTTCTACTGTAGTTCTAGCAATCGTTTCAATATTCTTGTTAGCCCTTTTAATAGCATCTTTTTCAATCTTGGCTTTCAACTTATCAGATACATTCAATCTAACATCACCAGTCGATACAGTAGGAACTGTATTCAATTCAAAATCGAATCTAAACTTAGTCGCGATTAAATCCTTGCTAGGGTAATCATATATGCTAAAAGCATTTCCAAGTTTTGACTTGTTAGACTCTATTAGATTCTCATAGTTATCTAAGAAGCTTTTAACCTCCCTTTCAAACTGAATCTTAGCTTCGTCAACGCTATCCATAAGGCGGTCAAGTTCTTTGTTAGGACATAATCTCCAACCGCTCAAAACCTTCCCTTCAAAATCACTTGTATTATCATCCCAAGGAACTGTTAAAGGGTAGTAAACGCTGTTTCTAAATTGATTAATAATCCTTCTAAAATACTTATTAGTCTCCTTGCCAAAAATGTACTTTGCAACGTGCAAAGAATCATAATCAGCTTCTTGATCTACTGCCAAATCCTCTTTAAGTCTCTTATCTGTTTTAACTCCACTAGGGTGCTTAGTATTTAAGCGAACTAGCGTTGCATTTTCAGACAGGGTACTTACATTTTTATTATTCATAATTATTACCTCCAAGTAATTGATATAAATTTCTGTTTCGATCTTTTGATCTCTTCAGTTGGGATACACATCCCAATACAGAAGCGGAAAAAGAATATTTACTAGTAAATACTCCTTTCCGCCAATCCTACTAAAGTTCTAAATCTAAGTTATCAACCTTAAATTTTGAATATGAACCTGTATCTTTTAATTCACTTCTTAGTGAAGTTAGTTTTCTAACAAAAAAGATAGAAAATTCAACAGTAGATAAACGCTTGATATAAGCAAGTGCATTATCAAACCATTCATATACATCATCATCTTTAGCCTTTCCAATGACTTCCACTAAAGCAATAGTCGTTGCATAACAAAGCCCTGCATCATCAACTAAAGCAACGTCCTCTCCCTTACATATTTTGCCTAGGTTGGGTACGTCATTTCTCAACGATATAAAGTTCATTAATTCAATCGAACATTCTTGCCCAACATCACCTTCAAACAATTTTTGTTTAATTGATTTAGGTGGGTCAGTCTTTAACGTATCGCTTAACCTAGTCCATGATCTTGGGCTTGGTTGTGGGTCATTACTCTTAGGGTCAAAAGACCATAAAAGTTGTGGCATATAACGAATCAATCCCTGTACATTCATATCAATGTCATTGACATCAGCCCACGCCAACCAGTCATCCACATCGTGAGTAAACTGAATTGCGGTAGTTCTATCTTGGCAATGTCTAAGGATTTTATTCGCTCCACTTCTATCTGTATGTCTATTGCCTGCTAAGACAATTTTCCAACCATTTGGAAAAACATAATCTCCAATTCTTCGCTCTTCATTCTCGCCTTTAGGGTCTAATAATTGACCTATCGTTGCTTGAACGCTTCCATGGGCTTGGGCAAATTCATCTAAGAAAAAGACCCCTTCACCGCTTCTAGGCAAGTTGCCTAAGAACGCTTTTTTCTGAGTCCCATCCTCTATATAAGGTAATCCGCCTAGATCAATGGATTCAACTAAACCTAATCTAAAAGAAATAAATCCATATTCAGTTTCTTTAGGGTTCACAGAATCAGTAAGCTTTTTACCATCCGCCAATACCTCCGCAATCTCTTTAACAATTGCACTCTTTCCTACGCCAGTTCCACCAATTAGAAAAGGAATATTATTCCCCTTCAAAACAGATAGACATGACAATTTCGCTTCGCTTGGTTTAAACATAATTAATACCTCCAAGTATTTTATAAGTTTCAATAATTTGCTATCGATTGATAGCACCAAGACTCCCTCGAAAGGGTCAGAGCATCTCTGCTTACTGGTTTAAAGTTTCGACCATGTTTCAATGGTCATCATCAGTTGGTTTAATATCCGCTCATTTGGTCATGGATAGATACCGCTCCATAAAAATCATATCCAACCAATTCTTTAATCGCTTGGCTAAATCTTGAATCAGTAGCACAACCAAAGTTTCCGCTAGCATGATAAAAAGTACCATCATTAGATTCTTCAATTGGTTTCAAGATAATCAAATTACTACCGCAAGGAGCATGGCAAAATAACTCATATTCAGGCAAGTTATTTTTATTCTCACACCATTCCATTCCTTTCACATTAGTAACAAATATTTCATCATATCCATGACTTCTTTGTGTAGTCACATCGTGACCTTTTAATATTTTAATTCTCATAATAATCCTCCATAGATTAAGTTTCTTGAACCCCATAATAGGATTCTCATTCAGCCTGTTAATTCAGGGACTTTGGAGAGTCGCAACTGGAAGTTATCGTTTCCGCATCCATGCTTTTGTTTCAACCTATATCGAGGTCTTGTAGCACTTCTACTGGTACGCTTTTTGTTTTAATGCTTCTTGTTATCATCGATGGTAAATCTAGAGACCATCAACCAAGTTCGTATATTAATAATGTGATACTGCTTCTTGGTAGTCGTTAAAATATGTCAAATAGGCAATCCCCTTGTTCGTGTTAGTTAAGTCATTAAATACTAAAAAGAACATCATTGCAAACATCATGCTAAATATTAACCAGTCCATAGTATTCGCTAGCACTATGTGAGCATTACCAAAGCTTTATAAAAGGCGTAACATTTAGATCATGAATGACAAAGAAAAACCCAATCTAAAACTGGTATCGAAAGAGACACCATTAACTATTAAACAGAAGCAATTTGTTGATGAGATCATCAAGGGCAAGTTAGGAAGCTATAAGGAAGCGTACGCCAAGGTATATGACGTTACTTTAACCAAGGCGAACAAAGTCCCCAAGTGGGTGGAAGTAGAAGCTAGCAAGCTTGTCGCTAACCCTAAGATTGCACTAAGCATACAGAGGGCAATAGAGCGTAAACAGGTTAGTTCAGTTGCTAGTAGCCTTAGAACAAGGAACTACGTCATAGACCAACTATATAGAGAGTCCAAGGAATCAGATTCAGATTCAGCTAGGATTAGGGCGTTGGAGTTACTGGGCAAAAGCGTATCGTTGTTCAGTGATGTAGTAGAGACCAAGGAAGCTAGAACTAGTGACGAGGTAGAAGCGGACATAGAGGAAAGAATTCAAGCTTTGTTAGACGCTCAATAGTCCAAGATCAACCAACCACCAACCAACTATCTAAGAGGGCATTGAGCGTACTCATATGACACGCTATGCGGTGCAATATGTGGATGCACTATATATAGACCCAAACACTACATGTAGTATTCCAGACGAACGCTGCAACCACTACATATAGTGTTTCGATCTCCCACTATAGAGAGAGGGGGCTACCCCCATTCACGCGTGCGGGACTCCTCCTATCATATATACATAGTGATATGCACAGGATATTACTAACTTTTGCAGGGGTACCCCCTATATTGCATTTTGATAGCGTTTTTCATACATATAATATATAATTTTTCTAGGAAAGACCTATGGGTCCCTAGACCCCCCCCATTATTTTATAAAAATGGTTGTCTTTTCTGTGAAGATGTGCAATTATGTTAAAATCTAGCGTGATTTACATCTAGTAGGTACCTACTAGTAGAGTATCTACCTATTGATAGGTACATATTGTTATGAACTTATTAAGTTTTTAATTTTAGGAGGTATTTACTTCCTATCTAGTATAGGAGATGTATGAGTAACCAGATATTAAGCCAAGTACAAAACCTTTCTTTAGAAGAGAAGAAAGAACTATTGGGTTTATTAGATGAACTAGCAGATGCCAAGTCCAGAGAAAAATGTGCGGACAACTATATGGCTTTTGTTGGAGAGGTTTGGAGTGCTTTTATAGAAGGACCTCATCACAAGATCATGGCTGATGCATTTGAAAGGGTAGCAAGGGGTGAATTAAAGCGTTTAATCATCAACATGCCACCTAGACATACCAAATCCGAGTTTGCGTCTTACCTATTACCTGCATGGTTTCTGGGAAGCAGACCTGAAAAGAAAATAATACAGACAGCTCACACCGCAGAATTAGCGGTTGGCTTTGGTAGAAAGGTTAGAAACCTTGTTAATAGTAAAGATTATAAAAAGATATTTCCGAATGTAAGTTTACAGTCGGATTCAAAAGCTGCTGGTCGTTGGAACACGAACAAAGGTGGCGAGTATTTTGCGATTGGTGTAGGCGGAGCGGTTACTGGTAAAGGTGCTGATTTGCTTATCATTGATGACCCTCATTCAGAACAAGAGGGTGCAAGTTCAGATATAAATGTGTTCAATCGTACCTATGAATGGTACACCTCTGGTCCTAGACAGCGTTTACAGCCTAATGGTGCAATCGTTGTGGTTATGACTAGATGGCATAATAAAGATTTAACAGGTCAAGTAGTGGATGCTAGTGTTAAACGAGGCGGAGCTGACCAATGGGAAGTTATAGAACTACCTGCAATCTTACCTTCTGGTAAGCCTTTGTGGGATGCTTTCTGGAAATTAGAAGAGTTAGAAGCTTTGAAGGCTGAATTGCCTAGTTCAAAGTGGATGGCTCAGTATCAACAAGACCCTACTTCTGAAGAGGGTGCTTTAGTTAAAAGAGAATGGTGGAGAATGTGGCAGAACAAGAATCCCCCTGAGTGTGAATTTGTAATTCAATCATGGGATACTGCTTTTCTTAAAAACCAAAGAGCTGACTATTCGGCTTGTACCACATGGGGAGTTTTCTACAAAGAAGATGACGATGGTTTTTCGGCACCAAACTTAATACTCTTAGATGCCTATAAGGAGCGTCTAGAGTTCCCAGATTTAAAGAAGAGAGCTTTTGATAAGTACAACGAGTATAAACCAGATGCGTTCATTGTAGAGGCTAAAGCGGCTGGCTTACCTTTGATCTTTGAATTAAGAGCAATGGGTATACCAGTACAAGAATATACTCCTAGTCGTGGAAATGATAAGATATCTAGGGTAAATGCCGTATCTGATCTATTTGCTTCAGGTGTAGTATGGGCTCCTCAAACTAGATGGGCAGAAGAAGTGGTAGAAGAGTTCGCTGGATTTCCTAATATGGAACATGACGATTTAGTTGATAGCAGTACGCAAGCTCTGTTAAGATTCAGACAAGGCGGATTTGTTCCTTTAGATACAGATGAAGAAGATGAACCATTAGAACATAACCGTAAAGCAGATTATTACTAGGAGAATATGTTGGCTATAGAAAAACAATACACACCTGCTACACCTATAGATGGTTTAGTAGAGATGGAGCCTGAAGATGGCTTAGAAGTTGATATGGAAGAATTATCAGAAGCAGTAACAACAGAAACCGAAGATGGTGGCATGATTGTTGACTTTGATGCTAACTCATCCGAAGCAGGAACTGAAAGCTTTGATTCTAACTTAGTAGATTTTATTGAAGAAGATGAACTAAATTCAATAGGCAATGAATTAATAGGTGCGTTCAACGCAGATAAAGAATCAAGATCAGATTGGGAAGAAAGCTATGTAAAAGGCTTAGATCAACTTGGTTTAAAAATAGAAGATAGAACTACACCTTGGGCAGGAGCGTGCGGTGTATTCCATCCTATGCTTAGTGAAGCGGTAATTAAATTCCAATCACAAGCTATATCAGAGATATTTCCAGCAGCAGGTCCAGTTAGAACTAAAATAGTAGGACCAATAGATTCAACCAAAGAAAAACAAAGTCAAAGAGTACAAGATTATTTAAATTATCTTCTTACTTATGAGATGACTGAATATCGTGGCGAAACAGAGAAGATGTTATTTTCTTTGCCTTTAGCAGGTTCAGCATTTAGAAAAGTTTATTTTGACCCAACACTAAACAGACCAAGCGGTATATTTGTACCAGCAGAGGATGTTGTAGTTAATTATGGTGCAAGTGATTTAGAGACATGTGAAAGAGCTACTCATGTAATGAAGAAGTCAGCTAATGATGTAAGAAAAATGCAGGTTAGTGGATTTTATAGAGACATAGAATTACCAGATGCAAAACCTTCGTCATCAGATATTGCTAAAAAGTATAGTGATATGACAGGTCATTCAGAAAGTTATAGCTATGATACTCGTCATACAATATTAGAAATGCAGGTAGACTTAGACCTTAAAGGGTTTGAGGATAAGGATGAAAATGGAGAAGATACAGGTATAGCGTTACCTTATGTTATCTCAATAGATAGTCCTTCAGGCATTATTCTTAGTATTAGAAGAAACTATTACGAAGATGATGTTGCAAAATTAAGAAGGATGCACTTTGTACATTACCAATACCTACCAGGTCTAGGCTTTTATGGTTTTGGTTTAATACATATGATTGGTGGATTAGCTAAATCAGCTACATCAATATTAAGACAGTTAGTAGATGCAGGTACTTTAAGTAATTTACCAGGTGGTTTGAAATCTAGAGGACTTCGTATCAAAGGTGATGACAGTCCTATAATGCCAGGTGAGTTTAGAGATGTAGATGTACCAGGTGGTGCTATCAGAGACAATATTACATTCCTACCTTACAAAGAACCTTCACCAACATTATTTTCATTACTACAAAACATAGTAGAAGAAGGCAAGAAGTTTGCTAGCATAGCTGAAATGAAAACATCTGACATGAATAGTCAGGCACCTGTTGGAACAACTCTAGCATTGCTAGAAAGAAACATGAAAGTTATGAGTGCTGTTCAAGCAAGACTACATGCTTCCATGAAAAGAGAATTTGAGATACTTGTAACAGTAATTAAAGACTTTACAGAGCCTAATTACCCTTACGAAGTAGAAGAAGGTCAGCAGATAAAGTTACAAGATTTTGATAACAGAGTAGACATACTACCTGTTTCTGATCCAAACGCAGCGACAATGGCTCAAAGAATTATGCAGTATCAAGCGGCAATGCAATTAGCTCAACAAGCACCACAGTTGTATGACCTAGCTCAATTACATAGACAAATGCTAGAAGTATTAGGCATCAAAGATGTAGATACTATAATACCTCCTCAAGAGGATGTACCAGCAGTTGATCCAGTTACAGCAGTACAGAACATACTTAATGGTAAAGCTGTACAAGCATATGAGTCACAAGACCATGAAGCTCATATACAAACATTGGCTTCTGCACAACAAGACCCAAATATTCTTGCAAAAATACAACAGAGTCCAAATGCTCAAACTATTCAAAGTGCTGGCTCAGACTACATTATGCAACATCTTGCATTACAGTTTAGACAACAAGTTGAAAGAGAGATGGGTATAGAGCTACCTCCAGTAGGTGAGCCTTTACCAGCAGATGTAGAAAAACGTATATCTACTCTAGTTGCAGAAGCAGCTAAACGAGTAGCTTCTACAAATGCTGCACAAGCTGAACAAGCAAGAATACAAGAACAAGCACAAGACCCATTAATATTAGCAAAACAAAAAGAACTAGAGATTAAAGAAACTCAAGTAGCTAATAAGCAACAGATAGATGAATCTAAAATAATGATTGATGCTGCTAGACTTACAAATAATAAACAATTAGAAGAAGCTAGAATTAAATCTCAATCAGAAATTGCTGGAATGAATGTAGGACAGCGTATTGCTAGCGATTTGCTAGATAGAAAAGAAAGCGAAGATAAGAAAGTTAAAGATGATGTAAGGTTTGGACTTGACATTGCTAAAGATTTAGTTAATGATATCAATCTGAATGAATAATGATATTAAAGAGCAATCACTTTCCGTTTTCTTAACTAAGAAATTGAGAGAATTAATGAACGAATGTTCAGATCATATATCTACAGGAGGTTGTAAAGACTTTGCTGAGTATAAGAGAATGACAGGAGTTATAGAGGGATTAGCCCTTGCAGAGCGTGAAGTTCTTGATTGGAAAGAACAACACATAATAAAATAGGAACTCGACACCTAAAAGTCGTGCAAAATATGAGTGAAAAAAAAGAAGTAAAAGCGGTAAAGATACCAAAACCAGATAGTGTTGAAAAGCCAGATGTAAGTGATGAAATTAAAAGTCAGTTACCTCAACCAAAAGGCTGGAAAGTGCTAGTTGCAATGCCACAGGCTAAAGAAAAGACTGATGGTGGAATCATAAAGGCTACTAAAACTGTAATAGACGAAGAAACCTCCAATATTTGTGGGTTTGTTTTAAAGTTAGGTTCAGAAGCTTACGGTGATCCTAAAAGGTTCCCAACAGGACCTTGGTGCAAAGAAGGTGATTGGGTTATATTCCGTGCTTACTCAGGCACTCGCATGAAAATGTATGGGAAAGAGTTTCGTTTAATAAATGACGATACTGTGGAAGCAGTCGTTGATGACCCAACAGGAGTAGTAAGAGCATGAGTGAGAGCATTGAACAAGTTATTGATACAAACCCAGGAGCGGCTTCACAATCTACAGAAGATAGATTTTTTGGTGTTGCAAATGAAATAAATACTTCATCAAGTAATGAAGTAGAAGTAGAAATTGTTAATGATATTCCTGAACAAGACAGAAGAGACGCTAAAGTTGAAACAAACGAAGCTCCTGTAGATGATGAAACTGTAGATAAAGAGATTACAGATTACAGTAAGAGAGCTGGCGATAGAATAAGCAAAATTAAATACGAGTACCATGAGGAGCGTAGAGCAAAAGAACAAGCTCTAAGAGAGTCTCAGGAAGCTGTAAAGGCATTACAAAATTTAATGTCTGAAAACCAAAAGCTACAATCAGTTGTAACTCAAGGTGGAGATGTACTTAATAAGCAGGCACTTAATAATGCTCAATGGGCTAAATACAATGCACAGCAGACTTTTAAAAAGGCTTACGAAGAAGGCGATGCAGATGCTATGTCGGCATCACAAGCTGAATTAGCACAAGCAACTCTTGCAGAACAACAAGCTGGTAATTATGCACAAACAATGCAACACAACATTGCATCACAATATGTAGAACCAGTACAACAACAACAGCAAGTTGTAAAACAAGCTGACCCAGACATGGATGATTGGTCAAGGAAAAATCCTTGGTTTATGGGAACTGATTCATCGCACAAAGAAATGACTTCTTTTGCTATGTATGTAGACCAATCACTACAAGCCAATGGAATTGATCCTGCTAAAGATTCTCAGAAGTATTATTCTGAAGTTGATGCAAAGATGAAACAACAATTTCCCAATTTTTTCGGTGTTCAAGATGTAGCTTCTAATGAAACAGAAGTAATTCAACAAGCACCAAAGAGACAGGTAATGAACCCTGTAGCACCCGCCACGAGGAATAGCGGTAAACCACCTCGCAAAATCCATCTGACTCAGAGTCAAGTTGCTCTCGCAAGGCGACTTAATATAACTCCAGAGCAGTATGCAAACCAACTATTAAAGGAGTCTTAAATGTCAGAAATAGATAATAAAGAACTTAAAACTGCTAGCACAGAAAAAGTAGCAGAGCGTACCCCTAGGGAAATAGAAAGCCGAGAGGCTTCTCAGCGTATACAAAGCTGGGAAAATCCATCAAATTTACCAGCACCTACTGAACAAGCAGGTTGGGTATTTAGGTATATCAGAACGAGTCTTTTGGGACAAGCTGATAATCCTAATGTATCTAGGAAATTTAGGGAAGGATGGGAGCCTTGTAGATTAGAGGATCATCCAGAACTACAAATTCACATGATGGACCATAACTCAGAATGGTCAGTTAAAGGTAATGTGGAAATTGGTGGTCAGTTGTTATGTAAGATGCCTAAAGAGAAAGCGGAAGCTAGAGATAATTATTTTAATGATTTAGCTCAATCTCAAGTAGACTCTGTCGATAACACATATTTTAAAGACCAAGATTCTAGAATGGCTACTAAGCAAGTTTTTGAGAGAAAATCAAGAACGACCTTTGGTAAAGATTCATAGTTTCTTATTTATAATTATTTAATAAGGAGACAATTATGTCATCAAGTTCAACTCCTAACGGAGCAAAGCCTGTTGGAACTGTTGTTGGAAGTCCTTATCAAGGAAAAGTTACACACTATAAAATTAAAAATGCGTATGATACAAACATATTCTATGGCGATTTTGTAAAGTGGGGTGACGACAATCCTAATACCACCATCCAAAAAGATGAAGGTACTAGTGCTTGTACACCAATTGGTGTTTTTCTTGGTTGTGCTTACACCGACCCTTCTACAGGGCAATTCACGCCCAATCAAATGTACAATGCTAATTTAGCAAGTGACGATATTGTGGCTTATGTTGCTAGTGACCCTTTTATACTAATGCAAATGCAATGTGATGGTTCTGCTACTCTAGATGATCTAGGGAAGAACTGTAATGTTACACAAACTGCAGGAAGTACAGCTATTGGTACTAGCAAAAATACGGTTGATATATCAACGGCAGCAGCAACTGCAACACTACCTTTAAAGATAGTCGATTTTATCGATGGTCCTGATAGTGCTGTAGGCGATAGCCACACTGATGTATTAGTAATGTTTAATGTCGGACATCAGTTGTTAAACACAACTGGTATAGGTTAAGGAGTAAATTATGGCAGCTATTTCAAGAGCTAATGAGTTAAAACAACTCTTACCTGGACTAAACGCACTATTCGGTGAAGAATATAATCGTTATGAAAACGAGCACGAAGAAATCTATGTAACTGAAAATTCTGAAAGAAGTTTTGAAGAAGAATTAAAGTTATCTGGTTTTGGAGCCGCTCCAGTAAAAGATGAAGGATCAGCTATCACATATGATACTGCTCAAGAATCTTATGTCGCAAGATATACACATGAAACTATTGGTTTAGGATTCAGTATTACAGAGGAGGCAATGGAAGATAATCTTTATGTGTCTGTTTCTGCTAGATACACTAAAGCTTTAGCTCGTGCGATGTCTTATACAAAACAAGTAAAATCAGCATTTCCACTTAATAATGGTTTTGGTAGTTTTACTGGAGGAGACGCTGTGTCATTATTTAATACAGCTCACCCCCTTGTAAACGGCGGTACAAATAGTAATAGACCTTCTGTTGCTGCAGATTTAAATGAAACATCTCTAGAAGATGCAATCATTCAAATAGGCAAGTGGACAGACGAAAGGGGACTTAAAATTGCAGCAAAAGCTAGAAAGCTTATAATTCCATCAGACTTACAGTTTGTAGCAACTAGATTGTTACAGAGTGATTATAAAGTTGGAACTGCTGACAATGACATAAATGCGGTCAAAACTAATGGAGTAATTCCAGAAGGCTATTCAGTTAATCATTATTTAACTGATACTAATGCGTTCTTTATTACTACTGATGTTCCTGACGGAATGAAGCATTTTGTTAGAGCACCTATGACTACTACTATGGACGGAGACTTTGATACTGGTAATGTTAGATATAAGGCGAGAGAAAGATATTCTTTCGGTGTATCTGATCCACTCGGTATCTTCGGATCACCAGGTAGTTCGTAAGAACTTTAAAGGGGAGCATACGCTCCCCTTTTTTATGTTATATTATAAATCTAGGTATTTTTATTAATCAATTTATCAACTGCCCTAGCAGACTTTGCCAAGATGATAAATTATTTCTTTCAGGAGAAAAGCATGGCTAACACAACATTTAATGGACCAGTTAGGTCCGAAAACGGATTTGAAGTAATTACAATAGATTCATCAACAGGTGCAGTTACGACTGTCGTTGATTTTGATTCTACTGGTAATGCTCAAATTAATGGATCAGTAGATATAGATAATGATCTAACAGTAGATGACCAACTTTTAGTTAAAGATGGTTCTCATTTAAAATACACATCAACTACAGGATTTGGACCAGCAGACTTAATCGTTGGTAAAGGTGGCTCATTAATAGCTACAGCAAACCCTTATGCAGAAGATACAACAGCAGCATTTGATTTAGGTGCAAAACTAATTTACGGTAACAATGTTTATCGTTATGTAGGCATTGGTGGTTCAGCAGTAACAGCAGGTAAGTTATTACAACAACCAGCAGTAGTTTCTGACCATGCAAATATGTCTGCAACAGCAGTAGTAGCAATAGGTCAAACAGCTATCTCTGTAGAAACAGGCGGTACTGACATTACTCTAAACCAATATGCAAATGGTTACCTTTGGGTAAACGATGTAAATGGTGAAGGACAAATGCTTAGAGTTAAATCTAATCCAGCACATGACCATTCAGCAGACCCTTCAATAATAATTACTTGTTACGATGCTTTAGCAACTGCTTTAACAACTAACTCACAGCTAACATTATTAGCTGACCCAAGTAATGACCTAATAGTTGCACCAGCAACAGAAACAGGTGCTTTAATGGGTGCTACAGTAAGAGATATGGCAGCAAACAAGTTTGGTTGGGCTGTTATTAAAGGACCAGCAGCTTTATTAACTGTAGGAACAGTAGTTGCAGGTAATGCAGCAGTTCGTTCAGGTGGTACAGCAGGTGGCGTAGCTCCAGCAACAGACAATGTGTTGATGGAAGTTGGTGACGTAATGGCTGTATCAGCAAATACAGAATACTCACTAATTAACTTAAACCTTAGTTAAGGAGTAAATTATGGGTATTTCAGATGTACAAGCAGTAACTATTACTGCCGACACAGTAGCCTTAGATGCCGATGGAATATCAGTAGCAACATCAGTTGGAAATAACGCAGCACTTGTAATAGGTGGTGCGTTAGCTTCAGGTGGTGCAGTTGCACTCAGTCATGGAAGGATTGTAACGATTCTTTCTGCTGGGAATGACTCTGGTAAATCATTTACTGTTGTGGGAACTGATATTAATGGAGCTGCTCAAACAGAATCCATTACAGGTGCCAATGCAGGTACAGCTACTGGAGCGGTGTTCTTTTTAACTATTGCTTCGATAACTGCTGTGGGTAACCCAGCAGGCAATGTCTCAGCAGGAGTTAATGCTTCAGCAGCAGATGTAGTATTTGCAGGTAGAAGTAGATTGAAAGGTGTATTTTTAACCAGCACAGCAACAGCAGGAACTGTAGATTTTCTAAAGAACTCTCCTAGCGGAACAAGTATTTTAGGATTAAGTTCTGTAGGTGACGCTGATGCAACAAGAGATGTAGTCATACCAGACGAAGGTGTGTTATTTGTTGATGGCATTTATATTCAATATACAGTATCAACATTTTTAACAATGACTGTATTTCATGCTTAAAAACAATTATAAACAAAAAAAACCAACAGTTAAATCTGTTAAAAAATAGAGGAATTTATTATGCCAATGAAAGATATGGGCTTAAAAAGAAAAAATGTCACTAACTCAGGCAATAGAATGGATAAAAATATGGGTTATAACAATGGCGGAATGATGCCAAATGCTCCTATGAGTGCTATGTATCGTGCAGGCGGTAAGTTGTATATGGGTGGCGGAAAAACAATGATGATGGACAAAACTATGTCTAACAAAGATGATGTTCAGAAAAGATTTGGTGGCGGTGGAATGACCGAACCATCAATGAAAAAAAATAAATAACTATTAAATAGTTTTTTACAATGAGAAAAAAAGATAGTCCTATACCTAAGACTACTAAAGGTAAAGGTGCTAACTATCGTTCTACTAAGTCTGGTGCTGGAATGACTAAGAAAGGAGTTGCTGCTTATCGCAAAGCAAATCCTGGTTCTAAGTTAAAAACAGCAGTAACTGGTACAGTAAAGAAAGGTAGTAAAGCAGCTAAACGAAGAAA